AGAAGGTCTGATGCTGCTGCTCATGTATTCCATAAGTTTAGTATGGCAAGTGATGCGTCTATGCAGTTTGTGTGTGAGTACATTAATAGACCTCCTAAAGCGGAAATATTTTACGAAGATATGATTAAGATGTGTGTGTTTTATGGGTGTCAAATATTAGTAGAAAACAATAAAGTAGGGATACTAAAGTATTTTGAAAACAGAGGTTATTATGAGTACTTAATGGACAGACCAGATATGACACATACGGAATGGAGTAGAGGAAAGCAAAAAACTAAAGGTATACCTGGGTCAGGTGCTGCAGTAATTAATGCTCAAGCAGAAGCTATAGCAACATATATATATGATCATGTTGGTTATAATGCAGATACAGGGGAGATTGGAAGATGTTATTTTAACACGCTTTTAGATGACTGGAGTAGATTTGAGATAGATAATAGAACAAAATACGATGCTAGTATATCATCATCATTGGCACTTTTAGCATCACAAAAATATATAAAACCTAAAAAGAAATTAAAAGTTTCATCACCTTTGGTTAAAAGATATAGCAATAAAGGGATGTATAGTAAACAAATAAAATTATGATTTACGGTAACAATAAACATAAGATAAACGGGTATCCATCACCTTTAGCCACTAACGAGGAAAAGGCCACTAAGGAGTATGGCCTTGAGTACTTTAAGACAATGTACTACGAGTGGCATAACAATGGTGATGTTTATTTTAGAGATCGTAAGATGCGATATAATCGCAACAGGTCTTATGCTGAAGGAAATCAAGATGTAGGTAAATACAAAGACCTACTTGATGTTCAAGGTGATACATCTTATCTTAATATAGATTTTACTCCTGTTTCTATAATACCAAAGTTTGTTGATGTTATTGTAAATGGTATGGTCAATCAAGATTATGACATAAAAGCTAAAACAATAGACCCTATAGCTGCAAAAGAAAGAATGGAAAAAAAGAAGCAGATGTATGGTAGCATGTTTACTAAAGACATTATGCAAAGTTTTGAAGACCAAACAGGTTTAGACTTAGCTTCAAAGGAGTTTGTAGCGGATAGTTCTGACGAAATAGAAATGTTTATGGCACTTAACTATAAACAAAATGTAGAGATAGCCTTAGAGAAGGCAATTGAGTATACTTTAGATATTAATGATTACGATGAAACTAAAAGATACATGATTCGTGATTTAGTTATTTTAGGTTTATGTGCTGCTAAAACAGAATTATCAAAAACAGAAGGTGTTAAGGTAAGATATGTAGACCCTACTAATCTTATAACATCTTTTTCTTCTAAAGCTGATTTTAAAAATATACGTCACGCAGGTGAAATATACTCTATTACTATTGCTGACTTAAAACAACAAGCAGGTGATGAGTTTACAGAAGATGATTATATTAAGATAGCTAGAGAGTATGCAGGTAAAAATAATAATCCAGTAAACTATGGTACTCAGGCTTATTATGAAAATGGTAATGAAACATATGACTATGATAAGTTTAGTGTAAATATATTAGATGCTGAGTTTATTACAAGTCATTCATTAAAATACGAAAAGAAAGAAAATAGATTTGGTGGTTATTCTGTAAACAAAAAACCATCAAACTATAAGGCTCCATCAAACTCTAAAACTAAAAGAGAAGATATTGGTCAAACAGTTAAAGTAATATATAAAGGTAAATACATAGTTGGTACAGATTATTTGTTTAATTATGGTATGATGAAAGATATGCCTAGACCTAAATCTAATTTATCTGAAACTAGATTATCATATATAATTTATCAACCAAACTTGTACAAGATGAAGAGTCGTTCCTTGGTAGATAGGATGATTCCTTTTGCTGATCAGATACAATTAGCTCACCTTAAAATACAACATACCTTGGCTAAAGCTAGACCAAAAGGTGCTGCCTTTGAAATTGGCTCTTTAGAAAACGTATCAAAGGGTGATGGTGGTACATTTACTCCTTTAGAGTTACAAGAAATATATGACCAAACAGGTAATATATACTATAGACGTATAGATGATGAAGGTCAAATGACTGGAGCTATGCCTATACAGGAATTAGAAAATGGTATAGGTCGTGATTTTAATACTCTTATTGGAGTTTACAATCACAATATGCAAATGATTAGAGATGTAACTGGTGTTAATGAGGCTAGAGACGCATCCAAACCATCTAGCGAAGCTTTAGTTGGAGTTCAAAAATTATCTTTATTAGCATCGAATAATGCTACTAGAGATATTAATGACGCTTATCTTAACGTAACAAGAAGAGTATCTCAAAGCATTACAATTAGAATGCAAGATCTTATAAATTTTAAAAACCTTCATAAGATGTACACTAATGTAATAGGTGATACAGCAATGTATAGTATAGATATGATGAAGAAACTTTCTATACATGAGTTTGGTATTACTCTTGATGTCGCACCTAGTGAGGAAGAAAAGCAACTAATGGAACAAAATATACAATCATCTATAGCTCAAAAAGAAATAAGACTTGAAGATGCTATCATGATTCGTTCTATCAAAAATATTAAGATGGCAAATCAAATGTTAATCTTAAGAAGAAAAAAATATCAAGAAGATCAACAAGCTCAAGCAAAGCAAGCTTCAGAGCAAAATGCTCAACTTCAACAACAATCTGCTCAACAGGCTTCACAATTAAAACAACAAGAAATGCAGTCTGAAATGCAGATAGAACAGTCTCGTGTTCAAGCTAAAGTTCAAGCAGAAATGGAGTTAAAACAACTTGATTACCAACTTAAAGAACAATTTGAGCAAGCTCAGCATCAAAGAAGATTAAGAGAAATAGAACTTGGTAATCTTGGCAAAGAAGGTGCTGCATCTATTCAAGGAGAGGTTCGTAAAGCTGTTCAAGAACAATCTGCTATGAATCAATCTCAGATGATTGAGCAAAGAAAAGGTAAAAGAGGCCCTTTAGGTGAAGAACAGAATCAAGAATAATAATTTGATTTTAAATCAAAAAAGTTTATATTTGCGAAAATACTAAATTAAATTTAATACAATGGATATAAGAGAGGACTTAATAAGTAAACTAGGTGGAGAGGTTGTTCAACCACAAAACCAACAAAATATTATAGACTTAACTGGTGATGAAAACCAGCCAGATGAGTCTCAACCTATAACAGAGGAGCAATCCAATGTTATAGACTTAACAGGTGAGAGTTCTTTAAATACTGAAGAAACTACCAACGTTGATGAACCTGAAGTTTATCAACAGGAAGAGGGTGAAGAAATCAGTGATGACGAAATTGTCTTACAATACCTTAGCGAGAAGCTTGGGCGAGACATAACATCATTTGATGATCTTAGCAACACTCAGTATGAAACAGAAAGTAATGATTTCGCTAGCGAGCAGCTTCGAGTTATTAATGACTATGTTAGAAATACTGGTCGTACAGTTCAAGATTACCTAAACACTCAAACTGTTGATTTATCTGATGTGTCCGATGATGCAGTCTTAAAGGAATATCTAAGATTAGATAATCCTGACCTAACTGAAGCTGAGTTAAATGACTATATGACTGCAACATATAAGATGGATAAAGAAGAGTATTCTACAAGGGACATGAATGCTGGTAAGGTTCAACTTAAGAATGACGCTAGAGCCGCTAGAGAGTACTTTAATGAAGTAAAACAAGAGTATGCTATGCCTGATGAATCTTTTGATACTGGAGTATCTGAGGAGGAAAAAGGTGAATGGTTAGGTCAAATGGAATCTGAGGTCGATGACCTTGAAGGTTTATCATTTGAAATGAATGATCAGGGCGAAGAGTTTGTTTACAATCTTGATGACGAAGCTCGTCAGGAGATTAAAAACTATAACTCTAACTTAGAAAACTTCTTTGATAAGTATGTCGATGAAAATGGTGATTGGGACTTTGATGCTCTAAACACTGATATGTATATCTTAAATAATGTAGATAAAATTATTAGAGGTGTTGCTAATCAGTACAGAAGCAAAGGAACAGAAAGCGTAATTAATGAGATTAAGAACCCTTCGTTTACTCAGGATAAACAAGAAGCTCCTCAAAGACAAGAGTCAACTCTTGATATGTTAAGACGACAAATACTTGGTTAAAATTAGAATTAATTACTTTATTTAAAAATATAAAAAATGGCAACAGTAAGTACAGCCTCAGGATTGGCGGCAGTCCCGTCAAATGTGGCAGTTGCAACAACATCAAACTATGTTTCTTCTGCAGATTTAATTGCTTCAGGAGATAATACAGCTTCTCTTCATAAGCGTGATGTTGATGAGCAACTAATTAAGCGATACGGTAATCAAGGGATTACTGGATTAATGGAATTGTTGGGTAATAAAAAAGAAACAACAAACCGAACTTTTGAGCACTACGAAGAAACTATGCTTCACAACTACTTTACAGGTGACATGGATGCTAGTGGTGTTTTGGAAATTGATGATTCGTCTCTAGATTCAGGAGCATCTACAGGTAATAAAAATGTTCGTGATGGAGATATTATTATGGGTGGTTCAGGTACTTTGTACTATGTAACTAAAATTACAGATTCTGACACTGTGGTAATAAAAACTTTAGATGGTGTTTTAGGTACAGATAATGCTGATACTAAGTTTTGTGTTGTAGGTAATGCTTATGCAGAACAAACTGATCAACCAGATTTAGGTATAACACCTCGTGTACACCACTACTCTAACAAGTGTCAAATTATTAAAGATTCATTTGTAGTTTCAGGTTCTGAAGCAACTAATGCTATCTATGTAAAAGTAAACTCTCCTAAGTCAGGTACTGGATACTTATGGTACTTACAAGGTGAGGCTGACACTCATCAAAGATTTATGGATTATGCTGAACTTGCAATGATTGTAGGTCAGTCTAGTGATGGTACTTTAACAAATGCAGATACCGACACTGATGGTTCTGCTGCTGCTCATGCAGCTAATGCTGTTCACACTACAGAAGGTCTTTTATCTTTCATTGAAAACAAAGGTCAAACTATGGATCTTGGTTCTTCAGCTATTACAATGGCAGATTTTGATGCTGCTGTAAAATCTTTAGATAAATTTAGAGGCTCAAAAGAGATGGCTCTTTACGCTGGTATCAACTTATCTTTAGATATTGACGACCTATTAGCTGCACAAGGAGCTTACGCTGCTGGTGGTGCTAACTATGGTACTTTCGCTAACAACAAAGACATGGCGTTGAACTTAGGTTTCAACTCGTTCTCTCGTGGTGGTTACACTTTCCACAAGAAAACCTATGACCTATTTAACCGTCCTGACTTGTTAGGTGGTGATGGATTTAAATTCAATGGTTTCGGTATGTGTATTCCTATGGATTCACAACGTGATGCTAAATCTGGTGAGAAGATTCCTTCGTTAAGAATGCGATATAAAGCAGCTAACGGATACTCTCGTGAGATGGAGCACTGGTTAACTGGTGGTGCTATTCTACAAAACAAAACTTCTGGTGTTGACGAATTACGATGTCACTACCGTACTGAACGTGGTTTTGAAGGATTTGCTCCTAACCGTTTC